GCAGAGAACAGACTGCGTACAAGCTGGTGCTGCGGGTAGGTTTTCTTTTTATTTTCCAGTAATACACCAATCACATTAGCGAAGGTCAGTCTGTTTCTCATCTGCGTGCTCCTTTCAGAGAAGATGTATCAATCCATCTATCTTATCTATCTTATTTGTCTTTCTATATTTTCAATCTTTGAAAAAATTCTATGTCAAGTTCCGGTCAAGTGACCGTCAATTATTTTATCCTCTGTATTTTACTACAATGAACTTACAAAACGTAGCCGGGCGGCATCAGAAATGAAGCAAATCGGCTACAACAATCATAACACAAAACAAACAGATGTTCTATAAGATTTTTGTGATTTGCACATTGAAAAATAACCTTCATGAAGAAGGTTCATGAGCTGTATCAGATGCCAACAGTCTCTGCGAGGAGGCTTACCGGAAGGTAAGAAGAGCGGGGAATGACACTTCCGAAAGGGTGGGAAAGGAACTCGCGCAGGAGTAGCCCACAGGCAGCGACAGGGAAACCGCCAATATGCTAAAGGTCAGCTGGAACGCTGACAGCATCTGATACGAATGGAAGCCAAACAAGTCCTATTACGAACAGTCAGTCACTTGAAAAACCACACAGTGGGTAAGAAAGAAGGTGATAACAGGGAAACTTTGAAAGGGAGGTGCAGGAATATGACAAAGGATTTGGAATTAGCGAAGAAGCTTGCGGTTCTTGGTTGGATTCACAGAAACGGATTCATTTCTGATGATGAATATGCAAGAGCCAAGAGCCGAATCATGGGTGAATACAAGATTTGTTCTTTTATGGCAGTTTAGATAGATTCGTACATTCGTTAACATTTTGTTTTCGGTGTATGGTAATGACACAAGGAGGTAGAAAAAGTATGGCAGATACAGAGGTACAGGTAATTAAGGCAACAGAAGGTCCGATTGTAAGGGACCGCAGGTTAGTGGGAACGCCGTTAACCTTACAGAGGAAACGAGTAGCGGCTTATGTCCGTGTCAGTACAGACGGGGAGGAGCAGCTGCAGAGTTTTCAGTCACAGAAGCAGTATTATCAGGACAAGATTTCAAAAAACAAGGAATGGGCAATGGTAGGGATTTATGCAGACGAAGGCATTACGGGAACGAAAACCGATAAAAGGGATGAGTTCTTAAGGATGATTGAGGATTGCATGAACGGGCAGATTGATGTGGTTATCACAAAATCAATTTCCCGATTCTCCAGAAATCTTGTGGACACACTGACTTACACACGAATGCTTAAGCAGAAAGGTGTGACGGTGATTTTTGAAAAGGAAAACATCGACACTTCCACTATGGAGAGTGAGATGCAGCTTTCTCTCTTATCGGCACTGGCACAGAATGAGGTGGAGTCCCTATCGCAGAATGTGAAGATGGGAGTGCAATACAAGATGGCAAGAGGGGAGCTGATGGGATTTAACGGCTGTCTTGGATATGACTATAATCCGGAAGATAAAAGCATTTCGGTCAATCCGGCAGAAGCAGAAACAGTCCGACTGATATTTGATCTGTATATTCAGGGATACGGAGCAAATACCATTGCCAAAAGACTTACCGAGCTTGGAAAAGTAAACAAAAAGGGTATTGTCAAGTGGACAGACAGTGGTGTCAGAGGAATTATCAAGAACGAGAAGTACAAGGGTGATTTGCTGATGGGAAAGACCTATACGGTTGACCCGATATCCAAGCGGAGGCTGGAAAATCGTGGAGAGGAAAACCAATACTATACGAAGAACCACCACGAAGCCATTGTATCGGAGGAGATATGGAATGCGGCACAGGAGATTTGTAGAAACCGTTACCATTCTAATTCAAATGTGGAATCCGGAACCCGGACAAAATATGCCCGGAAATTTGCTTTCAGCAGTATGTGTGAATGCGGCTTCTGCGGTACGAATCTGACAAGACGTTCCCACCATCAGGATACACAGCATAAGAAACCGGTGTGGAAATGCAGGGTGGCAACCAATAAGGGCATTGAAAACTGTCCTAACAGCAAGGCAATTGATGAGAGCATCATCGAAAATGCCTTTTTGGAGATGTTCGGACTGCTTGCAGATAACTTTGATGATGTGCTGGAATCAGTGCTTTCTTCTGTAGAAGAGACAATATCTAAGGATGAAAGCTCCGGCAGATTGAAGCAGGTGGAAAAGGACATTGCTTCTCTTGAAAAGAAGCGAAACAAATTGACTGATATGATGCTGGATGATAAAATTTCAAAAGAAGCATACAATGAGAAATACGAAGAATTGAATCGGAAACTGAAAAAAGCCAATGATGAAAAGGATGTATTATCGCAGAATGTATTATCCCAGAAAAACATTCAAAACCGTATGCGGGAGCTTCGGGCAAAGCTTACAGGTGCAGATGTGCTTGATAAGTTTGACAGAGTTGTATTTGAAAGCATTGTACAGAAGGTAATTGTGGGAGAAGTGGCAGAGGATGGCACGGTAGATCCATATAAGCTGACATTTGTGTTAAAGGGAATGGACAATGAGTTTATTCCTGACGCAAAAAACAGATATAAGAATCTTCACAAGCAGGCAGTATAACGCCTGCCTGTGATATAACTCAACAAGGAGGTGAGCTTGAATGAGCGTTCACGAAGACTTGTTGAATAACGGAGAAAATAATTGTTCTTTTACCGAAGACGAGGTGGACATTATGTGTTCCAAGGACGGAGACGACGCATGTGGAGACGGTTGTTTTGCTTTCCAAGGGTGAGGTCGACTCGAAAAAGATTCGGGTTGAGTTCTCTTTAGAAGATATGGATATGTCCGAATTTCAAGATGGGGCAACCTACACGCAGATCAAGGACTATGTACTGGAACATAGCGGATTAAAGGTATCAAACCTGTATATCTCACAGATTAAGCGGAAATGTGGGATTGAGGTTGGTAAGAACTACAATCTGCCGAAGTCCGAAGATTCCAGACAGCCTCTGTGTCCACCGGAAAAAGAGAAAGCAATCCGAGAAGCATTCAAATATTTTGGGATGATATAACATCCCGTAAAATGGAGGTTTCTTATGGATAGATTGATTTCTTGTAAGTTTAACATGGATACCGCTTGTGTGGAACTGAAATTCTTTGATGGTAGTATGATTGCGATTGATACGATTGCGGTTGAGAACGAGGTTGCCGACAATATGTATCAGAGGTCGGAACTGGATTATCTGATTTACAATGACCCGATTGGATATGCTGATTTGATATTGAACGGAGATTCCAAAACCTATTTGAAAAACTGTTACAGAGTATAAATCTGTGGATACGGCGATTGGAGCGATTTGCCTGGCTCACTAAACCTCTAAGCCCATAGTTATTGGCTAAGGCAGATATTCAACTTTAATTTTAGAAAACATAAATAAAGGCTATCCAATCTTTTTGACTGGGTAGCCTTTGAAAGTTTTGCTCTTTCTACTTTTTAAGAATCAATTTATGAATGACCATGCCGATTATCAAACCAAAGGATGATACTGCCAAATACCAAAGCGAATGTATCAATGTTGTCTCGTTATAGTATATAAACACAGATGGCACAAATGTAATTGCTATGATTATTGGATACAAGTACTTTACTTTCAGATTTGAAATGCTGCCAATTAGAATTGAAAGCAATAATGTTGCTAAAATAAGCAAAACTATCATTCCCATAACGTCTGTTGGTCCTGCAAATAATGGAAATACATAAAACATAAATAATTGAATTAAGAGTATTAGTATCTCCTTCAAGTATTTCTTCATAATCAAAACACCTCCGTTCATATAAACTCTTTTTTATTTCATTTTGCAAAGATTATCTTGATTTGCAGTTTGTCATTGTTGTAGATTGCTCCAATACTTCCGCCCATACGCTCAATCAGCAGCTTGGCGATGGACAATCCCAAACCGGTTGAATTGCGACTGGCTTCTACTGTATAGAAACGGTCAAACAATCTGCCGACCGTCACATAATTCAGATTGTGCGCCGTGTTGCTGAATGTAACACAGCCGTTCTTATCCATGACTACGGACAGATCGCCGTCAGAGTATTTCAGCGCATTGCTGATAATGTTGGAAAAGATACGGTTGACCGCACCTGCATCCAGTTCACGGAAAACCGGTTCCTCCGGCAATTCGATTTCCGGTTGGATGCCTTTTTCCTGCATGACCGCATAGAAAGACAGCAGACTTTCCTCCAATGCCCGGACAACATCCATACGTTCTGGTTTCAGTTCCTGAAAAGAAGTAACCACACTATATCTGAATAGTTCTTCGGTTAGATTTTTTAAAACATCTGTTCTGTTTTGGATTTGAGAAAGATAGCAGTGTACCGTTTCGCTTTTTTCCTCTCGTTCCAATAGGTCAAGATAACCGTTTATCGCCGTAAGCGGAGTTCTCAGGTCATGGGAAATATTGGTGATAGCTTCTTTCAGTTCCAGATCGCCCTGTTGGTAACGATGGCGTTCCTTGCGGAGCAATCGAAGCTGGATATTAATCTCCGAAGCCAGTTTTCTCAGATGAGGGTCGCTGGAAGAAATATCAATCAGAGTGTTTGTGTCGGAGGAAAGACGTTCCTGGAATTCTGTATGAATTTCATCAATACTTTTTTCTATAAAAATAATCTTTGTGATTAGAAAAAATACAACAATTAGCAAAATACAACACAAAATCCAAGGGAACATCTTTCTACCTCCTTACTTTAGGTTCTTTTTCTTAAAGGAACGACTTCCTATAAGAGATGTTGAAAAAATTACAAACGCAGAGCACAATGGAAGAAAAATCAGGTGTTCCACCCCTTCTTCGCAAAGAATTACACCTTGTCCTCCAGGTGTCAGACAGATAAGAAATTCCAGCAGGATACGAAATGTTCCACCGATGAATTTGATATTTTGGGGATGCCATCGCACAGTTGGGTCTGTATCACTCCACATCCATCCATCCAATAACTCTGGTTCTGCAAAACGATCATAAAGGAGCATCCCGATTATGACCATTGCAGCTACAGCTCCCAGACAAAGAAGTGTCGCTGAGTTTTTGTTCTCCGCCAGACTTGCCAACAGACAACATACGCTGGAGAGTGCAACGACCATCAAAAGGCTTGAAAAAATATAAAATGCCATCTCTCCCAAAGAGAGGTTCAGGCTTGCCGTACCCAGTAGCGGAATACCCAGCATCCCATTAACTATCAACCAGATTAGTGCAGTACTCAGTCCAGCACATATGGTCAGGAGAAGATTGGAAAAATAAACTTCTTCACGAGTGTGTCCGCAGATTAGTTTATTGCGCAGAGTTCCATATTCATAGTCTGTTCCCCACAAATATGCGGCAAATACGGCGATAAATGGTCCCATCAGGGGTGAATATCCAAAAAAACGGGCGACCAGCTTATAGATGTATGCATTAGTCAAATTCGTCTGGAAGTAACCGTTGAGGATGATGAATGCGGAAAGCAATACAGCAATCACTAATTCTATTCGAATCATTTTTTTATTCTCTGTACGGTAAAAGGCTGCTCGAAAAAGTTTACGCATTATTATCACCTCCAACCAGAGAGATGTAATAACTCTCCAAACTTTCATCTTTTTCCTGCATAGACAGCACTTCGCAGTTTTCCTTTGCCAGTACAACGGTCAGCTGTGTCACATTGATCTTTGCGAACACATCGGCTGTTGTTGCGGAGATAATTTTATATTCCAGATTCATGGAATCCAGCACACGAGCCAGAGTAGAAGTATCGGTCACTTCCATGCGGACACACTTGCGGCAAACTGTGTCCAGTTCTTCTGCACTCAGTTCCTTCACCATGCGACCATTATCAATGATACCGTAATGAGTAGCCAGACGGGAAAGTTCATCCAGAATGTGACTGGAAATAAGAACTGTAATCTGTTTTTCTCGGTTCAACTTCAAAATCAGTTCTCGCATTTCCACAATACCCTGAGGGTCGAGACCATTTACAGGCTCATCAAGAACAAGAAAGTCGGGATCACCGGCTAATGCGATAGCGATGCCCAGACGCTGCTTCATACCGAGGGAGAAGTTCTTCGCTTTTTTCTCTCCCGTGTTGTCGAGACCTACCAGCTTCAACAATTCCTGAATACAATCAAATGATGGCAGACCAAGAATGAGATACTGGTGCTTCAGATTTTCCTCCGCAGTCATATCCATGTAGATGGACGGTGTTTCCACCACAGCACCCATGCGACGGCGGGATTTGATAATATCCTTGCTGTCATTGCGGATGCCGTACAGAGAAAAGCTACCGGAAGTCGGTTCCTGCAATCCGCAGATCAAGCGGATCAGGGTTGTCTTACCAGCGCCGTTCTTTCCCACAAAGCCATAGATGGAACCTTTGGGAACATTCATAGTAAGACCATTCAATGCCTGAAAGTTTTTATACTTTTTTGTCAGGCTGTTTGTTTGCAAAATATAGTTCATATTGTATTACCTCCTTTGCTGACCTAAGTTTACAAAACAAAAGTCAAGAAAGTGGTCAAGAAAAACGTCAAGATTTGGTCAAGATTTTTTGTTCTGCCAATTTGAAACCAATTCCCCAGACTGTTTCGATATAGTCTACACCGCTGACATCCTGCATCTTTTTACGAAGATTGCTGATGTGCTGCTTCAAAGAACGCTCGGTGCAGTCGGGTGTGTCCAGACTGATTCTGTCAAGCAGGACACTCTTTGAAATTACCTGTTTGGGATTTTCCATCAGCAGTTTTAAGATGGCATACTCCGTTCGGGTCAGCTTCACAGGCTGCTCCTGTACTGTCAGAGAAAGGGAAACCATATCCAAAACCAAATCGCCAACGGAAAGAGATTTGGTTTCGCCATGTTGTTCTGCCTTGCGGAGCTGAACAGTGATACGGGCAAGAAGCTCCTTTGTATCAAAAGGCTTGGTCATGTAATCTGCCGCACCGCCCAGCAGAAGATTTACCTTGTCTTGCACATCTACTTTTGCGCTGAGAACGATAACAGGAATGTTCTCAATGTGGGGCAGAACTTCCTCGCCAGACAATCCCGGCAACATCAGATCCAGCAGCACCAAATCGGGCTTGTTTTGTGAAAGAAGATATAACGCTTCTGTGCCGGAGTATGCACGAAGAACAGAATAGCCCTCTTGCACCAGCACTTCTCTCAGCATATCTCCAATATGAATATCATCATCTATGATTGCGATTGTTTTCATTCTCGTTCCTCGTCAATTTCCTTTTATAGTTCAAACGCTACTATCGTTTCCTTTGGCAACTTCTCGTTTTCGCAGTTTAGAAGGTAGGCTATTGCCTTGTTCGCAAAGCGGTTTGTTTTCATTGTATCCCAATCGGCAAGTCGGACTATTTCTGATGTGCCGTTCTCAAAATCAAATGAAATCTGGCCCCATTCGCCGTCGCAGTCTGCTTGGTATTCGTAGATTGCGGTGGCGATTTTCTTTTTTCGTTTGGTCTTGGATTTCTGTTTCAAGCGGACAGCATGGATTGTGCCCTCGGCAACCAACAATTCTGTCAGTTTGTCCACTGCTCTGCGGTAGGCTCGCTCCGCACCGCTGGCAGTGCTGCCCTCAAACATTACAGCCAGTTCCTCAAAGGTGGGACGGCCTTTCCATGAGCCGACATGCCCGCAGGTCATGCAGATTGCCAGCCGCTTTTCAAGCAAGGTCTGTTCCCGGTAGTTCAGCTTATCAAAAGCTCGCTGCACCTTTTCTGCCTGTATGCCGTTCCAGAGGATGTCGGAGTAGTTCCAAGTATCATCAAGAGCAACATCTTCGCCCGTTTCCTCGCCGTCCTCATCTGTCACATAGAATGGTTGCTGATTGCGGATACCTCGAACAACTCTCAGATATTCTTCCGCAAGGGCAAAGTCACAGTTATACTTTTTGGAAAACTCGCTGACCGCATCCTTGGTGTTATGGTACAGCCAAGCCATTGACCGCACCATTTTATAATTGGTCAGAGAGGATACCGACCATTTTTCTTCGCCCATGCGGAAGCGGAGCATAGCATCCCGGATGAACGGGAAAATGTATGTAGCATACTCCGCACCCTTGGCAGGATCATAGTCCATCAGCTTTTGGAGCATTTGTTCCCTACAGGAGAGCTTTATATCTATAAAACGGTCTGTATCGTACAGATCGCCGCCATCCACACCCCAAAAGCCTTTGATGCGCTTATTGAGCTGTGGCTCATAATGGTGGAGGAAGAACGAGAAATATATCAAATTCTTTTCCCGCAAGGCAGACAGGATATATTCATTCAGACTGCCCACCGCTGGCGGCTCCGGTTCCAGTTGGAAGATGCGCTCTGCCATATAGGGAATGATACCATCACCGTGCGGATTGACAGCGTATTTTGGTATGTATCCGGTCATATTCCATGTAAAATCACTTAGCATAGCGCACCTCCTTTCAACGTCCAATTTCAAATTTATTTCTTTTTCTTACTCGCAAAAATTGCAATTATACAGAAAACCAAGAAAAACAAAAATCCTATTTTCATTGACTGTTCCTCCTAACAAATTCAAATGCACTTTTGGGCTTCTTTCTTCAAAGCAACCTGTTCCATTTCTTTCTCATAAGTTCCCTTGGCATAAGCGACATTACTTTTTGCCCGGAGCATCTTATCTTTCGCCAGTTTCTTCATAACCTCTGCTAAATCCTCATCCAGTTTGCCACGCTTGATATAGCGGTTTATGGTATTCAGCCGCTTTTCGTATATCTGGATAACAGGATGATCGTCTGCAAGCTCCCGTTGTTCTCTGCCTTTCAGATTGCCGATCTGTCGGCAGGTGCGGTGTAGCTTGTCCCCCGGCGCATAGCCGCCGCAGTATTTGGTGTGCCTTGCGTTGGTTGTCAGAAACCATTTGCCGCAAATTTTACATTTCTTCGGTGCATGACCGACACACAAGCCCTCAAAGAGATCAGACCGGAACATCCCCACAAAGGATACATAATGGATTCGCTTGACGAGCTTTGCAACTTTTTCGCCGGGACGGATGACCGATACATACTGAACGGAATTGTTCAGGGTAGACATCCAGGCATTGCCCTCCGTGATAGAGAACTCCGGCGGGAAATAGCTGCCGAACATTCTGGCGAAGCCCTCTGCGGTACGGTCTGCTTCATTTCCGTCTGATTTTTCCGCAAAATCAAGCATTGCGGTTTGGTATTCCCCAAGGGAGTATGCCAGATGCCCGAATACAGCAGTATATCGTTGGAGCATCATTGCATCGGCATAGTTCGGGATTTCTTCAAACTGCAAGGAATTAGTTGCGGCTTTTATGGCAAACTCCATATATTTCAGCGCATTGTCCGCAGTAAAGACTTTTTCAATCCGTTCTCTATGTTTTGGAATATTCATATTGGAGAACGGCGGCGTTTCGCTGAGAATATCCACCATTGTCAGCACAGCTTCCTTTGCCATAGGAAAGAGTGCGGAAGCATCCTGTCCGGCGTTTAACATTCCAAGCAGTAGATTGATTTTCTCGCATTGCTCGTTCATTCTTGCGAGGGTATCCGCAGGAACATTCAGCGCATCACAGGCAAGAGTACCGATAGGAAATATTTTGCCCTCATATATGACCGTATCCTGCCAAAAATCCAATGTCATCAGTTCTTGATTCATGCTTGCCCTCCTGTCCTGTTTTTTCACTTTTCTAATTATACCATGCAAATGTGAAGAAATCTACATCATCAGATAAGTTGTCCTGTTTTTTGAAATGAGGTTGTCCTGCTTTTAGCCTGCTTTTTTTCAAATCCGTCATAACCATAGTAGAAAGGGCGAAGCACCTGCCAATCACGGCGGGTGCTTCGTGCTTTCCAGACTATTATGAACGGAGGTTTTTCTATGACAATCTATGAAAACATCAAGGCGGCGATCAGCGTGAAGCAAGCTGCCGAGCACTATGGGCTGAAAGTCAACCGCAGCGGTATGACTTGCTGCCCATTCCACAATGACCGGCATCCGAGCTTGAAGCTGAATGAAGATTATTTCTTCTGCTTCGGTTGCGGAGCCAAGGGAGACGTGATCGACCTTGTGGCAAAGCTGTTCAATCTGAGTAACCATGAAGCAGTGCAAAAGCTGGCTGCGGACTTTGGGCTTGACCCGAAACCGCCCACTGCCGCAGCTATGGTCAAGCCAAAGCGTCCCTATATCCGTCAGTTCCGGGAGGATGAAATGCTGTGTTTCCGGGTGCTGACGGATTATCTGCATCTGTTGGAGGATTGGAAAGTGCGCTATGCACCAAAGACACCGGACGAGCCTTATGATGACCGTTTTGTGGAAGCCTGCCAGATGCACTGCCATATCGAATATATGGCAGATGTGCTGACCGTGGGCGAATTGGAACAGCGTGTAGCTGTTGTGGACAAACTGATGAAGGACGGGTATATCGACTTTCTGAAAGAGTACACTGCACGAAAGAAAAAGGAGGTGGCACACCATGGCGAAGAACCGGAAAACGCCTGATATGAATTTGCCTGTCTGGTTTGATGGGCAGAATATCAATGAAGCTCTGTTTTGTGAAGAATTTCTGCAAGAGAGCAGAATCATCTTTGCAAACAGGGCTTTCTTTACGCCCAATGGACGGGTAACGGATGATATTGTCCTGCGGGGCGAGGTCTACGAAAAGCTGAAAAGCTACACCATCAGCAGCGTACCGCAGAAGATCAAAAACATCATGGAATTGCTGAAACTGGAAGCCATGGTTGAGGATCTTCCTCCCCAGCCTGACCGCATCCATGTTGCCAACGGAACGCTCATGCTGGATGGAAGATTTATCGAGGGGAAAAAGGAAATCGTACAGAGCCGCTTGCCTGTTTCCTACAATCCAAACGCTGCTGCACCTGCTCTGTGGCTGAACTTTTTGGACGGTTTGCTCTATGAAGAAGATATTCCCACCTTGCAGGAGTTTATCGGCTACTGCCTGATTCCCTCCAACAAGGGGCAGCGCATGATGGTGATTAAGGGCAACGGCGGCGAGGGCAAATCTCAAATCGGTGCAGTGCTGTCCACCATATTCGGCACGAATATGAAAGACGGCAGTATCGGTAAAATTTCCGAAAACCGCTTCGCCCGTGCCGATCTGGAACACATCCTGCTGTGCGTGGATGATGATATGCGGATGGAAGCTCTGCGCCAGACCAACTATGTAAAATCCATTGTAACCGCACAGGGCAAGATGGATTTGGAACGCAAAGGTAAACAGAGCTATCAGGGCTGGATGTTCGCCCGGTTGATGGCATTCAGCAATGGCGATCTGCAAGCCCTGTATGACCGTAGCGATGGTTTTTACCGTAGACAGCTTGTGCTGACTACCAAGGAAAAGCCCGTGGACAGAGCCGACGATCCCGATCTTGCAGAGAAGATGAAAGCCGAAGCCGAGGGGATTTTCCTCTGGGCATTTGAAGGCTTGCAGCGGCTTGTTGCCAACAACTTTAAGTTTACGGAGAGCGACCGCATCCGTGAAAACCGGGAAGCGGTCAAGCGTGACAATAACAACATTTTTGACTTCATGGATTCCGAGGGATATATCCGGCGCAAGGCGGATGCGTCCATCAGTTCCAAGGACTTTTACGCTATCTATCGCCTGTGGTGTGAGGAAAACTCCCTTGCCCCTCTGAAATCCCGCAGCTTCAGCGATGCCATGGTTGCCAATGCAAAGAAATTTAATTTGGAGCATTGCAACAACATCACCAACTCAGCCGGACGGCGGGTATGGGGATTTATGGGTGTGGAAGCTGTGGCACGACCTAATATAAACGGGTTTTACGACGTTTCGCCATGTACGTACGTACCGGAGGAATGGCAGGACTGATTCCTGTCTTTCGTTTTCTGTATGTATGTACACAGCGTTTTACCTGTTTTCCTTTTTTATAGGAATAATCAGCTGTCAGAACTGACCTGTTTTCGGGCATTGAAAATCAATGGTAATGGAAACAGCAAAGTTCTTGACCGCAGGACGAAACCATTTCACCAAATCGTGCTTCTCCAAACCATGCACCCAGTTTACGAAACAATGGGTGTTTTCACTGTTTCAGACAAAATCCCACGGAACAGCAAAGTGGGATATATGCCTGTATGGACAGAGTATCGCACTCACAAAATGAAAGCGATTTTGGAGAAAGCAGATTTTTCACTGTTCGGTGCATCTGCTCCGCTTTGGGGAGTAGCCTTTGCACCGAATTGTAAATCAAAAATATGGAGGAATTTACAATATGAATGTACGCAACGAAATCAAGGCACAGATCATCCGTGCCGGAATGACTATGCAGGAAGTAGTTGACCTGCTCTCGGACGAGTACGGTTGGAGCGACAGCGTTTCCAACCTGTCCGCAAAATTACAGCGGGAAAGCATCCGATACAAGGAAGTATTGGAGCTTGCCGATGTGCTGGGATACGACATCGTATGGCAGCAAAGACGGGAGAAGTGATGCCCCGGCAACATCCCCTCGTAGTTCCCGTCCCCATAGGCACACCGCAGTGCTGTCTATGGATGGCAGTGAAAGATACGCTTTTCGCTGCCGCCGTCTGCAAAGAGAAGTTCACCGGAACAGCTTCATGCAGACGGGCTGACCATGGGAAAAGTTGCAGACATTTTCGCATTGGTCAGCAGAGGTTGCCGCAGCAACCGCACTCCCCCTCGGGAGAGCCCTCGGAGAGCCCACGGCACTTTGCAGCCAGTATGGATGAAAGTGTTATAGTGGGTTATTACACTTTGAAAAAGTGCCTCTCCGCAGCTCCCCGCTGTCTGCAAATTTTAAGGAAAGGACAAAAAATCTATGGCAAGAAATGATGGAATAGACCGCACCGTAGCCCGGAATCAGGACTTACCGACACCGGACGATGTGGCAAAAATACAGGAACACAATGAGCGAGAAAAGGACAGTTACAGCAATCAAGACATTGTGCCGGAACGCACTCCGCTGAATGTTCACTTCAAGACTCCCACCGATGATTATGTGAAAATGTTTGAGCAAATGGAACAGGATGGCGTGATCTCCACCAGAGGTCTGAAACCGGATGCCATCAAATACGGCGAGTTGGTTTTTGATGTGAACTCCGCTTATTTCTACAACCACGGCGGCTATGAATTTGCAAAACAGTTTTATGCTGATGCCTATAAAGCCGCCGTGGAGATCGTAGGCGGTGAGCAGTATATCCTCTCTGCTGTGATGCACGCCGATGAGCACAACCGGGCAATGTCCGAAGCTCTTGGCGAGGATGTGTACCACTATCACCTCCATGTGGTTTATATTCCGGTAGTGGAAAAGCAGATCCTTTGGTCGAAGCGATGTAAGGATGAAGCTCTCCGGGGAACGGTAAAGGAAACGATCACACAAGTCAGCCGAAGTAAGAAATGGGACTCCAAACCGGTGCTTGACGAGGACGGAAATCCCAAGCTCAATGAAAAAGGAAAAAAGATTTTAAGGTCATCCTACAGCGTGTTGCAGGATGACTTTTTTAATTTCATGCGTGCTGCCGGATATACCGATGTGGAGCGTGGAGAGCGTGGCAGCACCGAGGAACATCTGACGGTGACACAGTTTAAGGTGCAGGCGGAACAGCAGCGTTTGGAAGCTGTGACAGGACAGGTGGCACAGGCAGAACAGAGTTTGGAGGATGCTAAAGCTGCTACGGAAAAGCAGAAAAAGAAACTGGAAGCTCTGCAAAAGGAAACCAAGGCAGCAAAGGCCATTGCACTTACGGTGCAGGATATTGAAGCGATGGGCAAGAAAGCCACGTTCGGAAACAATATCACGCTGACACCGGATGAATGCGACACGTTGAAACGCTATGCCACCAACGGCATTCTCTTTCATGCAGAGAATGAGCGATTGAAAGGGAAACTGGAATCTGCTCAAAAGTCTGCATCCATTTGGAAGCAGCGATGTGAAGAAGCGAATAAAAAATATCAAGAGTTGAAGCAAAAAGCCCAGCCTTTCCTGGATGCACTGGAAATTGCATCCGAAAAGGTTCGGGCTTTTATCAATTCCATCCTCGCCAGAGGAAAGGAAACACAGGAACACAAAGCACCTGCCCGTAAGCGTGGACAGGACATGGAAATTTGATGGAGGTAACTGCCTATTGAAGAAATATTATGAGGATGCAAAATATAATGCGGCATTTGTCCGCTGTGTGGATGTTATGAGCCAGATGCTCCAGAAATATGGACATCAGGTTTTGGATAAATTGGAACAGGATGCCCCTCAGAAAGTGGAGCATTCCAAGGAAAGTAATCAAGCACAGCCTTTGACGAATAAGGCTGCGTAAAAATTTACAATTTACACGTTGCGTATTCACTGCGGCTATGCTATAATGATTACGCAACGTGTATTTTTGTTTTTTATGGAGAAAAGACAGATGGATTGTAAGAACAGAATTATCAAGTTGCGGGAAAGCACAGGACTGAACCGGAAAGATTTTTGCAAGCTCGTCCATATCCCTTACCGGACTATGACCGAGTGGGAATTGGACAACCGCCATGCACCGGATTATGTGCTGTGGCTTTTGGAGTATTATATCCGCAACGAGGGACTTATGGTAAAGGAAATGAATGAGGGAGGTGGAGATTCTGAAAAAGAAACAACTTAAATGCTATATTTATACAAGAGTGTCCACCTCTATGCAGGTTGACGGGTACAGCTTGGATGCCCAGCGTGACAAGCTGAGGAAGTATGCGGCATACGAAGATATGGTTATTGCCGGGGAGTATTCTGACGAGGGATTTTCCGGAAAGAATATCCAAGGGCGGCAGGACTTCCAACGGATGCTGAATGACATCCAGGACTGCAAGGACGGCGTTTCCTATGTGCTGGTCTTTAAGCTGTCCCGATTCGGCAGAAATGCGGCGGATGTTCTGAACTCTTTGCAGCTCATGCAGGATTTCGGTGTCAATCTGATCTGCGTGGAGGATGGCATCGACAGTTCAAAGGATGCCGGAAAGCTGATGATTTCCGTGCTGTCTGCGGTGGCAGAAATAGAGCGAGAGAATATCCGCACCCAGACAATGGCAGGACGTGAGCAAAAGGCTCGTGAGGGCAAGTGGAACGGTGGTTTCGCTCCTTATGGCTACAAACTGGAAAACGGAGATTTGGTCATTGCGGAGGATGAAGTGGAAGTAATCCGTGTCATTTATGACCGCTACATTCACACCAACGAGGGCGTTGCCGGGGTTGCTAAATATCTGAACCGCAACGGCTTTATCAAGAAACTGCGGCAGAACAATACCATTCCCGGATTTTCAAGGAACTTCGTGCAGGATGTATTGGACAATCCCGTTTACATGGGAAAGATCGCCTATGGCAGACGCAGGACGGAAAAGAAGCAAGGCACAAGAAATGAGATGCACGTAGTTGAGCAGTCGGAGTTCCCGATTTATGAGGGACAGCACGAAGCCATCATTTCGGAAGAAGATTGGTATCTGGCACAGGAAAAGCGTAAGATCAATTCCTTTAAGCGGGAAAAGGTCAACAATCCAGATCATGCACACATCCTGTCCGGCATTCTGAAATGCCCATGCTGCGGAAAGAGTATGTACGGCAATATCGCCAGGGCTCACAGCAAGGACAAGAAAACGAGGTATTATTACTACTGCAAAAACACGGTAACACCTACCGGACATGAGTGCAGCTTCCGACTGAATATCGAGCAGACGGAGATCAACAAGTTTGTGGCTAAGATTATATCCGCTATGGTCAACAATCCCCGGTTTGTAGAAGCGATTCAGGCGAAAATCGGCTCGGCTGTTGATACAGAGGATATGGAAAAGCAGATCGCCGTCCTGCAAGGACAGTTGAAGCAAGCCTTTGGAACGAAAAGCCGCTTGGAGCGTCAGATGGACACCTTGGACATCAACGATGCCCACTATGACAGAAAGATTTTGGACTTGCAGCGCCGCTATGATGAGCAGTATGATACAATAGAGGATATCGAAGTTCAGATTGGCGAATTGCAAGGTCAAATCCGCAGCATTCAGCAGGAGAAAATCTCCGGTAACAATATCTATCGGCTCTTACTGGCATTTGATGAAGTCTACCATTCCGCAACAGAAGCGGAACAGAAAGAGTTTATGAAAGCCTTTATCGAGCGAATTGAGATGTTCCCGGAGAAAAGGAAAGACGGAAGCTGGATAAGAAAGATTGTGTTCAACTTCCCTGTGCCTGTTGATGGCGAGGAAGTGAAAGAACTTCCCTTGGAAACTGAAACAACTGTCGAGACGGTTGTTCTTTTGTCCCAACTGAAACAAAAGCCGGATGTATCTCACAGGTAAAGAGAAAATGCGGAATTGAGGTTGGAAAGAATTTGCGCGTTGCAACGAGGAGAATGGACTGCTTGCAGGGCAATTCGACGACTGCCGCGACAGACTTGGAACTTGTTCCAAGTCCTAATTTACCTAAAAATGAAGATAGCAGGCAACCGCAGTGTCCAGAAGATAAAGAGAGTGCAATTGTGGAGGCATTGA